CAGCTGAACACGCAGTTTCGCCTTCTGGCGAAGGTTCTACCCGATTTGCGTGCCATCGAGCTCAACGACGCCATGCGCGACACCGATCCCGTCAGCCTCCCGGTGGACGCCATGCAGCGCCTCAGAGGGCTGTTCGCGGTGGAGATGGCCAAGCAGGGCCATAGCGCCACTGCAACCGACGCCGACGCCACCCCGAGGCTCCAGTGACCGTACCGGCTGCGCTCACCCCCGTCTCCGTGGCCATGGCCCTGGCGGACCTGTACGACCTCGGTGGGGCGGAAACTTTTCGCCCCACACCCCAAACCTCCACCAACGCCCTCGGTATCAGCCGCCTGGGGCACCTCGACCATCTCCACCAGGACGTCCCCGAGCTTGACCTCGCCGACCTCACCGAGGAGCAGCTCAAGGATCTTCAGGCCGTCCTCGACGCCTCGCCATTCGCCCTCTGGGCGCCGAACCCGGGTCCGCAGGCACTCGCCTACGCATCCCCTGCCGACGAGCTGTTCTACGGGGGTGCGGCGGGTGGTGGTAAGACCGGCCTGCTCATCGGGCTCGCACTCACGCAGCACCAGCGTAGCCTGATCATCCGCCGGGAGTCGACGCAGCTACGGGGCTTCATCGACGACGTGGCGCGCATCATTCGCACCCGTGACGGGCTCAACAAGCAGGACGGGCAGTGGCGCATTCCGCTGCACGTGACGCCGAAGTCCGTTGCCGCCTCGCCGCACTTCAACGGGCAACTGATCGAGTTTGGCGGGGTGCCCAACCCCGGTGACGAGGAGCGCCACCAGGGCATCCCGCACGACCTGCTGGCGTTCGACGAGGCCACGCAACTGCCCGAGTACATCATCGACTACCTGTCCTCCTGGTGCCGCTCGACGGACCCCAACCAGCGCACGCGCATTGTGCTGACCTCGAACCCGCCGACCCCGAGCACGACCTACAAGGCCACCCGTGACTCCTCGGGCGGGCAGTGGCTGATCCGCCGCTATGCGCCCTGGCTCGACCCGCAGTACCGCGACCCGCACGGCCTCGGTCCCGCCCGCCCCGGTGAGCTACGGTACTTCGTGACGATCAATCAGAAGGAGCAGGAGTGGCCCGACGCCACGCCCTTCGAGCACGTGCCCAAGCACGGACCACGTGCAGGGCAGCCCGAGATCATCATCCCGCGCAGCCGCACCTTTATCCCGGCGCTGCCGACCGACAACCCGTATTTGGGCAGCGACTACATCGCCACCCTGCAAAAGCACCCGGAGCCGTTGCGCAGCGCGCTCCTCTACGGGGACTTCTCGGTGAGTCTTTCCGACCGCCCGATGCAGTTGTTCCCGTCCGAGTGGGTGCGCGCCGCCACGCAGCGTCACCGCGACACGCAGGTTGCCGCCTCGGCCGCGGGTACCGCCGACCCGACGCACAATCGCCAACTGACCTGCATCGGTAGCGATGTCGCCCGTGGCGGTGCCGACAGCACCGTCATCAGCAAGCGCTACGACGCCTACTACGCCCCGCTCATCCTGGTGCCGGGGCACGAGGCCGCTACCGGCCCTGACGTCGCCTCCAAGATTTTGGCGCACCGTCGCGACAACTGCCCCGTCGTCGTTGACGCCAACGGCATCGGTGCGAGCGTCTACGATCACCTGCGCGGGGCGCTGAACCTGGACAACATCGTTGGCTACGTCGGTTCCCGGAAGTCGCTTAGGACTGATAAGTCCAACAAGCTCGGCTTCGCGAACCTGCGCTCGGAGCGCTACTGGATGCTGCGCGAGGCGCTTGACCCGGCGTCCAACCAAAAGCTCGCGATCCCGGATGACCCGGAGTTGATCGAGGAACTGCTGGCGATGACCTGGGAGGAGCAGAACACCAAGATCAAGGTAATCCCGAAGAAGGACTTGACCCAGATCCTGGGCCGCTCGCCGGACAAGGCCGATGCCCTGATCCTGGCCTCGACGCCGAGCGACCTGGACACGTCCGACGATGCCATGGATCACTATTACGCGCGACGCACCTCCTTCAACCCCGATGCTGATGGACACGGGCACGTCTACACATACGTCCCGACGCGCGAGGAGAGTCGCACCTACAGCCGGGGCGGTCCGCGCCTTGGCCGGCGCCCGGCACGCCCCCTGAGCCGTACGCGGAGACACTGAGATGGCAGCACTGACCCTGGGCACCCTGCCCACGGCCCCGGTCGACCCGGTCGACGAGGACGATCTGCACCGTGCCGCCAAAGCGCGCCTGGAGCGTGCTCGTGACGGCATCGAGGACGACCTGGAGGCGAACTGGGAGGCGGCCTACGGCTACTACAAAGGCGACCTGCCCGCCGCCGAGGACGAGGACACCTCCACCGTCGTCTCGACTGATGTCAGCGACACCATCGAGTGGGTGTTGCCCGCGGTGCTCAAGCCCCTGATCGAGTCACCCGACGTGGTGCGCTTCGACCCGACCTCGCCCGAGGACGTGGAGCAGGCGGCGCTGGAGTCGGACTACGTGCACACCGTCTTCATGAAGCGGTGCAACGGGTTCCTGAAGCTCTACACCCACATCAAGGATGCGCTGCTGCTGAAGAACGCGGTTTTCTGCACCTATTGGGACGAGGGCTTCCGGCATCGGAAGGAGACCTACCGTGACCTGACCGAGCTGGAGCTTGCCGATCTGATGCACCCCGGCGACGGCTCCAAGGTGCGCCTGATCGAGCAGAGCGAGCGCCGGGTGCCGATCATCGATGTCATTACCGGGATGCCGTTGGCACAGTCGCTGGCGCTGGAGCAGGCCCAACAGGCCCAACAGGCCCCACAGCCGCCCCAGGGTGCCCCACAGCCTCCCCAGGGTGCCCAGGAGCCACAACAGGCCCCACAGCCGCCTCAGGGCGCTCAGGAGCCGCCTGCGCCGCCTCCAATGCTGGAGGAGACACGCTACGACGTGTCGATTCGCCGCTATTGGCCCCGCGGTCGCGCGGTTGTCGAGAACTGCGCGCCGGAAGCCTTTGGGGTGGACCCCGGCCATGATAGCGTCGATTTATCGGAGGCGCGGTTCTGTTGGTACACCCTGCGTAAGACTCGCTCGGACCTGCTGGCGCTCGGTTACGACGAGGACAAGATTGCCGACTGCCCGAAAGCGACTGGCGGCTACTTCGACAACGAGGTGCGCGCGGCGCGCGAGGACGTGGAGTGGAATGCTAATGCCCTGGAGACCGACAACGACACGGGTGACGAGTCGCAGGATCTCTACGAGGTGCACCGCGTCTACATGCGCTACGACGGTGACGGTGATGGCATCGACGAAGAGTACTTGGTGGTGCTCGGCGGACACGATGGACAGGTGCTATTCGACCACTACGAGGTGCCCTGCAACCCGTTCAGCGCCAGCTCCCCGTTCATCGCCGGGCACAAGTTCTGGGGCTACAGCTTGTTCGACAAGCTGCGCGATCTGACGGACCACAAGACCAAAGTGCTCCGCATGTTGGAAGACAACCTGGATCTGATCAACAACCCCCGGATCAAGGGTGTCCGTGGGGCGTTCGTGCTCGACGACGTGCTTTCGCGTGAGGTCGGCGGGCTCTGGCGCGTTGATGACATCAACGCGGTGCAGGAGGTGCCGACGCAGCCGATCAACCAGCAGGCGCAGTACTTGCTCGACTACTACGACAAGAGGCGCGCGGAACGTAGTGGCGTTGACCCGAACGCGCAGTCGCTGGCGTCCCTACCCGAAGAGTCGATGAACGCCGCGGTCGAGCGGGTGCTGTCCGCGAAGGAGGAGCTGGTCGGGCTGCTGATCCGCGTCTTTGCGGAGACAGGTGTCAAGGACATGATGCTGAAGCTCCGCGGCGTGCTGATGCGCAATCTGGATAGGGATGAGATCGTCCAGCTTCGCAACAAGTGGGTCCGTATCAATCCCGCCAACTGGACCGAGCGCGGGGACTCCACCATCGTGGTGGGCCTCGGTACTGGGGACCGGATGCGCAAAGCGGCCGGGCTCCAGCAGATTCTGGGAATCCAGATGCAGGCGATGCAAGGTGGTATGCAGGGCATCCTGGTCAGCCCGCAACGGATGGCCCACGCGGTCTCCGAGCTGGTCCGGGTGCAGGGGCTCGGTGACCCCGATGACTTTGTGCTCGACCCCGCGTTACTGCTTGATCCGCGCAACCTGCAAACGCCTCGCGGGCGGGAGGTGCAGTTGGCGCTTCAGTTAGCGCAGCAGCAGGCGCAGCAGGCGCAACAACAGGAGATGGCGAAGTTGCAGGCGCAGCAGGCGCAGCAGGAACAACTTGCGCAGCTCACGCTTCGGGTTGAGGAGATCCGTAACCAGGGCAAGGTTCAGGCCGAGCAACTTAAGCAGCAGGGCAACGTGGTCAAGATGTACCGGGAAATGCAGCAGTTTATGGAGGAGATGCGGCTCAAGTGGGCTGAGCTGGCCGCTACCGAAACCGCCAACGAGGACAAGCACGTCGTCGAGCAGGCCAAGTTGGAAATGCAGGTCGGCAAGGAGGCGGTTGACCTGATTGAGCGGGACGAGGAGCGGCGGCGTGACAGCGAGGAGCGGCAACGGGACCGGGACGCCCAGGCGGTGCAGGCGGCGAAACAAGCGCGGGGGACCAGTGAGTGAGCGATATCTTCCGTCAGGGCAACCTGAGCTTCGAGGAGTGGGTCCGTAGCTACGATCTGAGCTTCCAAGATCCAGAGGACAAGCAGCGGTTCCAGTCGAATCTGGTGGCGCTTCAGCGCAACTCGGCGCTGACGTTTCTGCTCAACAAGTTGGAGGCGACCGCCTTGGCACGCATGGAGCTGGCGACCGGGGATGCCGCGGTGCTAGAGGAACATCGCCGGTTGCGAGCGGTTCGAGATTTGCGGCAAGCCATTTTGGCGTTTGTCGATGACCGGCGCGTCGAAGAGCAGAAAACTGTAGCGAAACCAAAAAAGTAGCTACACTATTTATAATCGCGAATGGGTGACACCTGAATGGCTCAACCAGCAGCAGCAACACAGGAACCGGAAACCGGTCTAGCCGACGTTTCCTTCATGCAGGAGTTCATAGACAACCATGGGGCGCCGCCGACCGAAGAGCCGGTGCCCTCCGCGGCGAAGCCCGAGCAAGAGGCTCCGCCGCAAGCATTCGAGGACGAGGAGGACGGTGACGGCCTCCTCGACCCCGAGACCCTGGCGAAGCTGGGGTTGACCCTCGACGATCAGCCGGACGGCGAGGGTGGCGAAGGTAGAGGTTCTGAGGCGGCGGATATCGATCTGGCGCCCTTGGCCCGGTATCTGGGTGTGTCCGAGGATGAGCTGTCGTTCCGCGACGGCGAGGTCCAGGTCCGCACCAAGGTCGATGGCGAGGTGGCGACAGTACCGTTATCGAAGCTGCGCGAGGGATACCAACTCCGACAGCACTTTACACGGCAACAAGAGCAGTTCCTGGAGGAACGGCGACAGTGGGAGGCCACGAAGCAGCAAGAAGCGCAGCAGCTTCAGCAGCAGGTGACGTTGGCCGACCAGGTGCTTTCTCACGAAGAGCAGCAGCTCAAGCAGGCGTATACCCGCGACTGGCAGGCGCTACGGCAGGAAGACCCGGCCGAATACGCGGCGCAGGTCGCGGAGTACAACCAGAAGCTGAGCGACATTCGCCAGCGGCGCAATCAGCTGGTGCAGACTTTGCAGCAGCAGCAGGTGCAGATGCAGCAGGAGATGCAGCAACGCTATCAGCAAGCCATGGCGGCGGAAGCGCAACGGTTGGCGCAGGTGACTGGTTGGACCGACCCGGAGAAATTCCAGGCCAACGGTCAACGACTGCGGAAATATCTGGTTGAGCAGGCGGGCTTCGATGACGCACAGGTGAGTTTAATCCAGGATCACCGGGCGTTTTTGGTTGCCGAGAAAGCACGTCGTTTCGATGAACTGATGGCAAAGGTCAACACGTCTCGTAAACAGGTCAAAGAGGCGCATCCGATGCCGGCAGGAGGAGCTGCTCAACCCCGTGGGGGTAAGCGGAAGCAGTTGAATCAGGCCCAGTCCCGACTGGCGAAAGACGGTTCACTGGAGTCCGCGGCCTCTGTGTTTGCGCAACTCGGACTTTAAGGTAGACCCATGGCACAGCCACAAGACTATTTCCAGCGTGTCGATTTGACGGATGTTTCCGGCGGCGGTGACTCCGTCCTGAACCGTACTGGCGATAACGTCAAGGAAGACTTCATGAACGCGATCTACAACATCGCGCCGACTGAGACCCCGTTCATGTCCGGCATCGGTCGGGCGTCGATGAGCGACACCTACACCTCCTGGCTCCAGGACACCCTGGAGGAGCCGAACGACGGTAACGCGGCCAAAGACGGCGCGGATCTGACGAGCGATAGCTCCGCACGTGGGCGCCGGGTCGGCAACGTGGCCCAGATCAGCCGCAAGGAGCTGATCGTCACCGGTCGTGCCAACACGGTCGACAAGGCCGGCCGCGGCAACGAGATGTCCTACCAATTGGCGAAGGCGTCCAAGGCGCTGAAGCGCGACATGGAGGTCATTTTGACCGGCAACCAGTCGGCAACGCCCGACCTCGACGGTGACACGGCGCCGTTGCTGGGTAGCCTGCGGGCCTGCTTCCGCGATGGCGTGGCGCCCGAGGTGACGACAGCGCTGACCACGGGCTCCAACGGTGGTGTTCAGGTGGACGGGATGCCGGATGCGGCGACCCCTGGCGCGACGCGCGGCTTCACGCAGACGCTGCTCGATACCTGCATCGAGGCGTGCTACATGAACGGCGGC